AAAAAGGCTTATTAGCATACAGCTTAATCACCAATCCATTTACCTGCTGAGTAACAGTTATGCGATCGCCTTTTTTAATATTAATAGTTGGACGAACAAATAATTGATAATCGTCAACTGATGTATTCAACATTTCTCCGTCTTTTATTACAGGCAAGCCATCTAAACGCGATTGAGATAAAGCGCATTTAACTGGGTCGCTATAAACTGGTCCATACTCTTGTTTTGAGATCCCTGTTTCAGGATTAACTACATCTTTGATACGCTCGATCACACAAGAATCTTTGTAGGTTGTCGCCAGAATATCTACTTCATTCATTAGAAAAACTCCAATCCGCCACAGCCGATAATTCGTTTGATTAAATCATCGTAGCCTGCAAGTAATCCTTTAATTTCTCCAGACTTACTTGCATAGCTAATAGTGGTATCTCCTCGTCTTACAGACGATATAACATTCTCCAGTTCATTCTTCATGGATTGATATAGAACCTCTGTAATGGCTCCCTGTAGCTTTTCCCAAGAGATTTCGTTGCCACATGTATTGTATGATTCAATTTCCAAGAGAATTAACTCAAGAACTATTTTTAAGCGTTCCTCATTAGCTTCTGGCAATTGCTTTTTCAATGACTCAATAATTTTTTTCTTTAGTGAATCATCCATATGATCACCTCTTAGATTTCTACAATATCAGCGGCTTCTCGCAAAATTTTCAATGCTTCCACATCACTTTCTTCAATAAAGAATTTCCCATCTTTATCGACAGTCATAAACCGACGTGTTTTAGGATGCATAAAGCCAACAAAATTTTTTCTTTTGCTACACGAAATTCAATTGTGTTTGCCTTTTTTACTTTTTTAGACTCTGTTTTTTCAGCCATACTATTTCCTCCTTAAAATAAATAGAGACAGCTACTAAACTGTCTCTATGCTTTTAAATTTAAAATCGCCCCTGAATTTGATGCGTTGTATTCAAGCGAATATTCACCAACGATACCAATGCGACGAGAATCACTCGTTTTCGCTAACTCCGCAGCTCTCCATTCGCGTAATGGGCGTAATTGAACATAGTTTGTATCTAAGGCCGCGATAGTTCCTGTTGGAAGCGCTGGTTCAATTAACGCAATACCAGAACCATAGTTAGAAACAATTTTCCCTAATTGCAAACCAAATGCCACAGTATCACCGAACTGAGCGATCTTGGTTGATTTACCGTCTACTTCGTCTGTCATCAAATCTTGCATGTCTGGGGATACTAAGCAAAGCTTTTCACCCATATAACCTTTGGTATACATAGCGTAGAATAACTTATCGATATCTTTGCGAGTAACAGCACCAGCGGCAGCAGTCTCTACTTTGTTTCCAGAATTGATTAAGTTTAAGATTCCATTCATCTTCCGACCAACAGAACCTGTTTCATCGGTTTTAACACCAGTAATCAGTTTGCGGTTTAAATCAATCTTCATTTCCATACCGCGTAATTTGACCTGATTAGTCAATTCATTGCCTATGCCATCAACATTAATAGCATCTAACGTTCCAGAAACAGACGTTGATTTACGGAAAATTTCTTCATAGTTGCTATACCATGTACGGCCAGATTCAGCATCTGGATATTCTCCACCTTCCGGTTGTTCAGAAGAATCATCGCTGTTGATATCATATTCACGCCATTTGATCTCTGAAGAATTTGCTGGTGAAGTTTTTCCTGCACCAATTAAGTAGCTTAAAAACGGTGTGTTTGGTACTTGCATGGCATTAATAGCTGGTGAAATATCTAAATACTCTAAATTATTGACTGATGTTTTTTTCATTGTAATTCCTCCAATTAATTAAAATTTTTCATCATTTGGGCTAGCAAAGCATCTGGATCTTTTGGCGGTTCATTGTTTTGTTGAGTCTGACTACCAGATTGTTGATTCCCGCCAAATGCAGACTTCATCTGAAGTTCTTTTAGTGCATCTGAGTGTTTCTCATTGATTGCAGTTAAAACTCCGGTGAAGCCTTCTACAGCCTTTTTAGTGAAATCGGTATCTGAACTCACTAAATTGTTTAGCATGAACTGAGAAACTGAGTTTTTCAAGTCGCCATCAAGCTCCAATCCTGCGATCTGTTCAGCAACAAAGGCTTTATTGTCACTTGTTTGTCTTAAAGCTTTTTCAGCTTCAAACTCAGCTTGTAGCTTTTCTAATTGAACCTGTTCAGGTGATTTATTTTTCTTTGAATCTTCATACTGCTTGATTGCTTCCTGCTTAATCGTATCTAAATTATTTTGCTTCCAAGCTTCTAACTGCTTGTCAGCAGCAGATTGACTTTGAGATTGTAGAAACTTTTGAGCGTCTTCATTTGATTCAGCAAAAGATTTAAAGTCGTCCATTGTGAACTGAGGAGTTTGTTCTCCGTCACCTTCTGCAAAATACTGTAGATTCATTGGCATAGATTGTTTCATAATTTTCTCCTTTCGCCCCACGATTCGCACAAGCGCCCCGCATTGCTTTGAGTTTTATTGTTTGCGCCCCACCATTCAATTAAGCCCAGCATTGCGCTAGTTTTACGTCATTTCGGACAAAATAAAAAAGCCTAATTATTAGACTTTAGTTCTCCTTCAATTTTCTTCTCCATTTGTTTTAAAAGAAACTTCTGTACTTTATTCAACAGAAATATAAAAAGAAGCTGCATTAATCCTAGAAATATAGTCAGTTTTCCAAACCACAGGAATAACAGAAAAAGATTTATTAGAAGCATGTAATTTGCCAAAGATTTCAACAATACTATAAAACCCGTAAACAAAGCATAGGATTGCAGGTCTTTTGGCAGGTCATTCAACTCAACTTTTTCTTTCTCTAATAGGTCATCTAAATCTTTACGATTCATCCGTTTTGCTCCTCTCTTGATAGTTTAGCCGAATAACTTTGCATCCCATAGCTTCATACCAGCTAACCGTTTCTTTTAAGTTTGGTAGCGTGTGAGATAAGAGCTGAATAGTTAGGTTGACTGTATTTTTTTCTGCCGGTTTATCATCCTGATAGAAAATATTATTGTCTCCTATAACAACATATGCATAATTACCATTCCAATTATCCCTTAAACCATTGGGACTATTTTCTGCTTCAATAGCCTTCTTGTATACCTCAGCAACATCTACATTCACACTGATCATCAGTACCGCTTCGTTAAAATCATCCATGGATTACACCACTCTCAATCTCATTTGCAGAAAACCAATTCCTGTGCCCAACATAATAATGGGACACGTTCCCTTTAGGGTTACGTCTCACGATACCCTCCTTGGTATAAACCAAGCAGCCATTATCAGGAAACGCAATAACTAACTCACCATTCACTAGCAGAATTTTCTTTTTAATCGACCGGTTTCGTTTCTTGTCTAAATACCTTGGACGATAAACCATCATCTTTTCCTCCCTTTCAAATTGACACCGAAATTATCTTGTGCAAATTCATCTAATAAATCCCCAAATAAACGCTCATACTCTTCGTCAATATCTTTTCCTAATTTCGGCATATTAGGAACATCCGTACACCTGCATCGGCCATGAAAGGGCCCGCGGTTCTCGCCAATGATCGCTTCACTCAACTTGTATGGGTTGTTCTTTGCTTTGCCACCGCATATTGAACATACCTTTTCATCTTTTGCAGTTAAGACGTTGTATTCGTCTACGCCAGTTTCAATATAAGATTTCTCAATACCATCTTGAGCAAATTTGGCGTATTCAGTTCTCACAAGATTTTCGATCGCTTTGTTGTACCTCGATTCCTCCCGTCTGAACATATCGCATATTTCTGGGTCTTCTCGCATTTTTCGTAATGCAACGAGAACTCCTTCACCGCTTGCTACGCTAGTTGTAATGGCATTGGATAGCTTCTGCTCAAGTGAGGAAATATTTCCCCATAGGCGACGTGAGAACGTCTTTCCTGACCAAGGATAGTTTAGATAACGTTCAAGCTCTTCCTTAGATAAATAATTCGGCAAATCTACGTTCAAAATCTGCGCAAGTACGTTTGCGTTTGATGCGTACGAACGTTGCAAAATATCTTCTAATCGATCCGAAAAGTATTTATTCACATCTGAATCTATTGCATGCTCTGCAAGAATTCGAAAAATATCGGACCGTATTTGCAATAAACGATTTACCTTTGCATAATCAAATGCTGGAAAGTATTCTTCAATGAATTCTTTATATTTAGCATCGTACATTTTGAGGGATTTATAGTTCTTTTCCACGTATTCACGGTATTTTTTCTGATCACTCTTGCTATAAAATTCCATCATCTCAGCATAGGTAATATCGTGTAAATCCGCTTGAGATAATAACTCTGATTGAATTTCTTTCAATGCATCGGGAAAAACACTAGTTAGTTTCCTTAGCGTTTGATTTTCCATTTTGAGCCTTGCCAAATCTTCCAGTTCTCGACGTTTGGTCCAATACTTCGTTTCTATTACGCTCAATATTGCCACCTCCATATTCGCCGTCTGGGTAAGATTGTCCGCTTTCGACGTCAATCATTTCGTTTTCGTAATCAACATCTGTGACGAACGGAATCTGACTTTGAATGGTACGTTTAGAAACATACGGTGCTAATTTTGGTAGGGCTTCAGCCAAATAACTTAAATCTGTTGGCAGCGAACGAGAGAAGGTGAAAATGATCTTCTCCGGATCAATTGTAACTTTCTCGGCAAATTTCAAATAAGCAGCCATAACCTCAGCACACTCTTTCAATCCTTCTCGAAAGTACTGTTCTTTGGTATTTGTCTTGGCTTCTAAACTAATGATTTGCCACTTTCGGGCTTCCCCAGAACTATTCGACTTAAAGACTTCGTCATTGAAATCAATTGCTTTACACACCGTGTAGAATTGCTTTTTTAGAAGTGCAAAATGGTATTCGTTGAAGTTCTTTTGTAGATCCTTTGTCACGTAGCCGGCTTTCGCATTAGGGTCTTTCAGATTGATGATCCCTAGTTGCTCCATCATCTTCTTGGCTTTATCCTCGGACAAATCTGCCCCAGTGATCAGCATATAAGCTAACTTGAATTGTTCAATCTCGTTCTGCTGATCAGATAAAACACGATCAATAGCATCACTAATCTCCTCTGCAACTTCAAAGTCACAGTAACGGTTTGTATTGTTTTTAAACTCCGTAAGATTGATAACGCCTAAAGGATTAGGAACATTACCCAGCGGTTTAAATGCT